GGGGGGGGGGGGGGGGGGGCTCTTCAGCTAAGCCGCAGACTGCATAAACTCCAAAGCCGCATCTATCCATGCGACTCCCGACTTAATTAATTGGCGAGCTTCACGCTCAGACATCCCTCCTCCAGCCTCTCGCCCAACTCGGTTAGCTGGCCACTTTGCGCCGTAATACAGCCATACGAAGTCGCCCATTTGCTGGTCGCGCGCAGTCAACCTTGCCAAGGCGCTATCCACCATGACTGCAAAATCATCAGTAATCCGATACGCCTTCAGATTTCCCATTGACGTGGCCGAGCTCATCACGATCGCTCTCTGCGAGACGTATCCCGGTATTCCCATCCCATCCATGCGCCACCAGCCCCACTGCTCAAGCAAGTACTCCGTATCACCCAAATGCTTGTCCACGTATGTTCTAGTCCTACTCATGCAGCCCCCGGACCGTTCAGGCCAAACAGATCGCGCAGCAGCGTTTCCACCGCCGCGCCCTTTGCGTTGCCGTCCTGCAGCCAGAGCCGACCGTAATCGTGGAAGCCCAGCGTGCCGCGGTCGCCGTGCCAGTTGGCGACCATCTGCAAGAGGGCGGACAGTGCCGCAGCACCACCGACCTTGACCTGCGCCAGTTCCCGACCCGCCAGCTTGAGGAACTCGCGCTCTAGCCTGGTCATGGCCTTCCGAGGTGCGATCGGTTGTACGTTGCTCATGCCGCTCTCCCCTTACCGTACTGCCGGCCCTTGTAGGGTCTGGCCATCTCGACTTCTTCATCGCTGGGCTGATAGCCGCCGATAATCTCCACGAACCGATGGAACTGACCCTGGTGCTGAACGTGCGCCACGCCAACCTGCCCGTGCCGGTTCTTGTCGACGATCAGCTCGGTAATGCCGGCCTTGCCGGCGTCGCTTTCCTGATCCCGGTGGACCAGCACAACCACATCGGCATCGGCCTCGATCTGCCCGGAGTCGCGCAGGTCGCTCTTGGTCGGGCGCTTGTTGCCCCGCGCCTTCGGCCCACGGTTGAGCTGCGCCAGCACCACCACAGGTACGCCCAGCTCCTTGGCCAGGCGCTTCAGGCCCTTGCTGATCTCGGTCACCACGTCGTAGCGGCTCGCGGTCCGCTGCTCGCCCTTGATCAGGCCGATGTAGTCGACGGCAACCAAGCCCAGGCCATGCTCGCGCCTCACCGTCCGGCAGATCTGGCGGATATCCCGGAGCGTCAGTGAAGCGTCATCACAGAGGATCAGCGGGGCATGGTTGAGCTTGTTCACCGCACCAGTCAGGCCCGGCCAGTCTGAATCGGCCATCGAGTGTCCTTCGGCAATGTGCTTGAGCGGAACGCTGCCCACCGATGACAGCACGCGGTTGGCCAATTCGACATCGGTCATCTCCAGACTGAACACCAGCGCGGGCTCGTTGCACGCCAGCGCCACCCGCTCGGCGAACCCAAGGCCAAGCGTGGTCTTGCCGCTGCCAGGCTCGCCGGCTACAACCACCATGTGGCCGGGACAGATGCCCGGAATGAAAGCGTCCAACGAGGGCAGGCCAGTGTCGTACCCCAGCTTCACCTCACGGTTAAAGCGCCTGTCGATGCCGTCGATGACCTCGGGCAGCACCTCTCCGATGAAGCGGTACCGGCACCGGGAGTCGAGCCCCTCGGCCTCGAGGGCAACCCATGCCTGCTGGCCCTGGCTCAGAACCTCATCCAGCGGTTCGCCATCCTGCAGACGCTGGCTCATGACCTCGGCCGCAGCGATCACCCGGCGCGCCACCGACCGCTGCTTGATGATCCGGGCGTATTCATCGGCGTTCGCGATGCTTGGGGTGTTCTTCACCAGGTGGGCGGCGACCTGCAGGGTGCTCTGCCCGTCCGCCAGTTGAGCCCGCGCCTCGTAGAGGGTCACGATGTCGACCGCGATGCCTTTCGCCTGGCAAATCAGCAGCAACTCGAACAGTTCCGCGCAAGCGGGGTGGTGGAAGTCCGAAGCCTCCAGCTTGGCGCCCATGTCCTCGATCAGGTCACCCCTCTGGATCATGGCGCCGATCACCGCATACTCGGCTTCGTGGCTGTAGAGCTTCGACTCTGGCACCTCGTAGCCCATCACAGGGATATCGTGCATGTCGAGGTATCCGGTCATACCGCACCTCGCACGGATCTCCAGCGCAACAGCACCACCTCGCCGTTAGCGTCGCAGAGCCGATCAATCACGCGATCCCCGATGAATCGCCGGATATCGACCAGACTCAAGTTGCTGATCAGGATGGTCGGAAGCAGGCGCTCGTAGCGGCCATTGACGACCTGGAACAGTACCTGACGCTCGAAGTCGGTGCCGTGCTGGGCGCCTACCTCGTCGATCACCAACAGGTCCGGAGCGTGCAGACTCTCGTAGACCTCGGACTCGCTCTTACCCTTCCGCCCAAACGTGTCCTTCACGCCCAGGATCAGGTCGGGTGCGGTGATGTAGCGCGCAGTCGCGCCAGCCAGACCTTCGGTGCGCAGCACCTGCTGGATGATCGCGCAGGCCAGGTGGGTCTTCCCGGTTCCCATGGTGCCCAGCAGCATCAGCGAGCGACCAACCTTCCAGTTCGAGGCGAAGTCGTCTGCGTAAGCCTTGCAGCGAGCCAGGACTGGCGACTGCTGGTCCGGTGCGAAGTCGGTGCGGTAGTTCTCCAGGGTCGCCGGTCGGAAGCGCGGCGGTATCTGGCTCGCCAGCAACGCGGCATTGACCATCCGCGCATCACGCGCAGCCTGAGCCTTGGAGCGAACCTCCGGATCGGATGATTGGCGAGCTTCGAACTCGCAGCGCCAGCATCCCGTCCAGACGAACCCGCCGTCGAACTGCTCCTGCTGCTTGCTCTCGAAGCCGCCATGAACGGGGCAGGTCTCGTCCCTGGTTTTCACTTGGTTTTTGGTCATGGTCATGGTCTCGCAATTCGGTAGGTGCCGTCGGCCTGGCGCTCCAGGCCCTCTTCGTGGTTGGTCTGGTCGAGGCCCAGATGGGGCGAAGCAGGAGGAGGTCCAGCGCGCTGCGCGCCGAACGGAGGCCGCTGGTTTCGCACCCAGTTGCGCCAGGTCGCGAACCAGTCGAGCTTCGTCGCGTTCTTCCCGGTTACGGATCGCCAGTGATCACCGAAGCTGTCACCGACCCTGCGCATAGCTGCCTCGCCGAACTCCGGCCGCTCAGTCAGCGCCCAGGTCAGCCAGTCAACAGGCAAGGTCCAGTCTTCCGGTAAGCGGGAACCTCGCTTGGGCTTTTCCGCCGATTGATCATTCCCTGGCTCAGGAGAGTGGCGACGCTGTTGGGGCGCCTGCTCTTGATCTTCTTCAGGATTCAGGTAATCAGGATTCAGAGAATCAGGAATCAGGGCGTTATGGGTTGATGCATCCACAGGTTCCGGCTGCGACTGCTCTGGTGTTTTAACTGTTAAAGCACTGTTATTTGCATCCGCGCATGCGCCAGTTTCCGCATGCACCAACCGTTGCTTACCGGGAACAACCTTCCCCCGCGCGCGCTCGTTCACAGTGAGATAACCGTTACAGTCGGGTAACTCACTGTCCTTTTCAGTGCTATGCGGGGACTGGTGGCGAGTGAAGTTCGGCAGCGAGATCACCGAGAAACCTGTGGCCTGGTAGCGCTCAATAAATCCCTTCCCTTGCAGGTTGGTCAGGCCGATCTCCACGTCATAGCTATCCCCGGGGAACAGTTCGATCTTGATCCGGCGTGGCCGATCCTCCAGTCGCCCCTCTCGGTCTGCCAAGCACCACAAACCAATGAACAACAAGCGGTCGAATGGCTCTAGGTCGGCCAGATCCTCATTTGAAGAACGAGGGTTTGATGTTCCGTGCGCGAGCCATTACTCACCACCCCTAACTAGGTCTGGCAGTTGCCCCCGCTGGACGCCCTTCAGCCTGGCGGCAAGAACGCTCAATGCGAGTGACGCCTCACCCAGTTGGTGATAGGCCTCGTCGAGCTCGGATCGGCTTGCCCCCAGGTACGAAAAGGTTTCAAACACCATGGCAACATCCATCCAGCAGCGAAAAGCCAAGGTGTCACTGGACATAGCCTCCAACTGACTGATCGTCGGCGGTTGAACGGGCAGATGAACTACGTTGTTCATATGTCGAGCTCCTCAGTCACACGCCTTACAAAGGCGTCATAGGATTCCGCCATGACTAGCCCCTGCTCTTCGAGACATTCACGGGACGCTTTGGCGTGTCCGTAGAGCACCCAGCGCTCACGCTCAGGCAGGTCGCGGAATTGGCGGTAGGAAGGCCAGGGCCCGGCGATCACTGGGCGGCCGTCGTGACTGGGGAGACTTCGCCCGGGGCGAGTCTTGGCGACACTCATGTCCTGCCCTCCCTCTCCAGGCGCGGCACCAAGGTCCGCAGCTTGCACTTGTAGTCAACCACCGCCTCGGCGAACTGAATAAGATGCGACTGCTCGTCGGTTAGCTTGATCATGCTTGTGCTCCAGAAGCGCCGAAGAGGAACGTCAGATCGATGCCGTAAACGGCCAGCCATGCAGCTGCCGGCCATGCCTTGACCTTCCCATAACGCCGGTCAGGAACGTCCTCAGGCTGAATGCCATAGGTCTGGCACCACTTGCGCAGGGGGACGTAAGCATTGATGGGGAATTTCTCGCCAGCAGCGATCTCGACAGCCGTAACAGTGGCGAAACGAGTGCCGTGTCCCAGTTCGTCGTTCAGGCGTTGGACCTGGCGCACTGCCGAGGAAGCCTTGGCCATCGCCTGAGCCTCTCGGCGGCTGCCGATTTGCGCCTTGGTCTTGACAGCGTGGTCGCGCTCGGCGGCGAGCTGCTGGCATTCCTCTGCCAGGTCAGCGGCGAGGCGCAGTGCCTCGGGGAGGGTTTGTGGAATAGCTGGTTGGGCTACCTGTTCTTCGAGCTCATGTAGGCGGCGGATCACTTTGTGCCGCAGAGGGATGCTATAGCCGGTGACCAGGGTTTCGGTCAGCTCGCGGTCGAGGTGGAAATTCTCCGTGTAACCACGGCTGTCCTTGTCCTCCCGGACATGGCCCAAAACTGGACCATCTTTTTCCAGCGCATCAAGCATTTCCCGGATGTCACGGATCACGTGCTTGTGCTGCTTCCCGGTAAGCTCCGTGATCTCGCGGCTGCTCATGGTGACGGGCTGGCCGCCGATGGTGGTCAGGTTAATCATTGGCCACCTCCCCACCCTCCAAGGCAGCACGGACCAGGGCTGTAGCTGTCTCGGCCGCATGAAGCAGTAGAGCTACGCGACTACTAACGCTCGGCTCGTCGAGGATGTCGAGAAGCCCTCCTTGAATCGCGTCAAGCAGGTCGACTGCGCTGTCCAGTGCAAGGTCGGCATCAATGTCGTCCATCACGCACAGGACATTCGTTTTCTGTTTTCCCTTCGAAAGATCAACCGGCCTAGTCGCCCGGAATCTGATACCCAGTGTGGCCCTCATTGCTGAGCCTCCTTCCGCAGAGCCTCGACTGAGGCGTCAAGCAGTTCGGCAGCCAACCGAGAGCAAAGCTCGAGAGCGGCTAAATTCATCAGCTCGCCGCGCTCGGTGCACGCTTTAAGCAGATCCGAAACGCTGTGATTGATATTGCTTGCCTGCCTCAGAGCGGCTTCGATAGTCAGCGAAGGGAGGACCTCGAAAAACTCCATGGGAGGCAGCGGAGACACTTTCAACCCGAGCGAGCTCATGCTTCACCGCCTTTGTGTCGCGACACGTTTTCGTAACGTTCGGATTGGGCCGCGACACTGCAGCGGGAAGCAGAAACCAAGCTGGAACTGATGCAACTGAGCAGAGCTAGAGCCTCAAGCTCCGCAATGAAAGTCGAATTTCCATCATCAACGGCAGCGCTCAGCCGAAGTGCAAGTTGATGCACTCCGGACGAAAGGGTCTGAGCGACCTTCAAAGCCTCATCAACTTTCTGCCCCTCCCTGATGCACAAGAGGCTCTCGGCGTCGTCGAGGTTGAAGTAGATGCCCCTAGCCATGGTCATGGTGTTCAGGGGTTGCGTGGTGGTGTTTTGCTGTGACATAGTTAATTCGTCCTTCGAAAGACAAATTGATAGCTAGGCAGTCGCTGCAACGACTACCGACTAAAGGCCTCGCGGAAGCGGGGCTTTTTGCTGTATGGGGACAGGACAATCCCTATCCTCCATGCATTTTGAAAAGCGCAACCCCTGGGTCAGGGCGGCTCTAATGAAGGAGCGCGAACGCGCGTATCAGATATTTTCAAGTGCAAGCTCCCATTCACTGGCGATGCTGTGCAGGTCGCCTGCACCCTTCTAGAGATATCCAAAAATCCTGCGTAAACGAAGGCCCTCAAGAGGCCCTCTCGGTGAACGCTATCGCTTGGCCCCACTCAGAAGAAATGCGTTCATGGCGGGAAGGTTGGCTATTT